CCAAATGGTTGATTAACGCCTGACATGATTAAATCCTTTTAACAGTTGATTTGGGGGTTTGTTTCCATAATTCGTCTAGACTTACATCCGTTTGCCCGACATGAAGTCCTTTAACTCTTGAATCTTTAAGGATAGGGCTGTCCTCATCCTTCCATACAATCGATAGATACCTAAAAGCATCCGCAGAATGGCTTGTCCAATCATGCTTAGGGCGATCCCGAAATACTTTCTTATCATCATCCCACTCTCGTTGATATTGTCGTAAACACTCAATGCCTTCTTCACATCTATTATCAAACCAAGTGCGTGTTAATGCAAGTCGTGTTGCCTGTATTCCATCCTGAATTGACAGGTTTGGAACAATTTTTAGATGTTTTATGTCAATTTTTGCAGATATTTGTTCGATTATGCTCTTACCACCGCTTGCTAGTGTTTTGGCTCTAGCGTCATGGGGTAGCCAATGAGTACCATATTTGTATCCAAATTCATCTTCTTTTTGGGCAAGTAAACCTGTGTAAAAAGATATTGGTTGGCCATTGCTGGAGTGGTGATCTAGTACCCGTATCTCACCGTAAACTACCTGAAACCACCAAATAGCCGTACTGTCATTAAATCCCAAGTCCCACGCTGTATGGCAGGGAAACATAGGGTCATAGTCAACCGTTGTAATGCGGTCAAGATCGGTAATCCTACGCATTTCCTGCCCGTAATACGCCCCAAGAATAGCCGCTTCAAATGAGCATAGGAACTCTTGCTCGTACTGATTGTCAGACATTGTGGCTTTGGCATCATCTAATTCAGATTGTGGCAAAAGCATGGTTTGATCTGCCCGTAGCACTTTTACATACCAATTGGGCTTTTTAGTGGCTTCGTTGTATATATCGTAGAAAGCATTATGTCCTTTAGGTGTACCAATAAAGGTAGCCCACCCCAATCTATCTGCCAGTAATGGTCGAATGATCTCACCCCATACAGACGGTTTCATATCAGCCATTTCATCCATTACTACGCCATCCAAAAAATTCCCACGAAGTGCGTCAGGGTTATCAGCCCCAAATAACCTAATCCTAGCCCCGTTAATCAATTCCACCCATAGTTCGGATTGGTTGGCTTTAGATAAGACTGGCTCTGAAAAGCGTTCTAAATATCTCCAAGCTACTGACTTGGCTTGGGAGTAAAAAGGTGCGATGTAGGCGTATTGGGCGTGTTTTTTGTTTTCTAGCAGGGCTTTAACTATCAGATCGTTGATACAGGCCACAGTCTTACCACAACGCCTGTGGGCTACAATTACTGCCCAACGCTCCTTACGGTCGTGAAAGTCCTCAAAAACGCTTCTAGGGCGGTATTTTAACTTTATTGGGCTACTCATCTGCCCAAGCTATCCTTAAATCCCCACCATTACTGCCTGTGACCTCATTAACTTGGGTTTCTTTCCATCTAGCCCGTGTTTTCAGCCAAAAGATGGCGGCGGCGGTATTACCCTTCTTGGCTTGGCTAAACAAAGTACCAGCAATAGCGGCATTGGCATCAATCCTGCCCTCGTCTAGCTCATCCTTGTAATACTTAACCAGCGTATCAGCACTAATCTTTAACCTTGTGGCTATGTCCTCATGTGGGCAACCTAACGCAGATAAGCGTTTTACCTGCTCTTGGGTAGCTTCTGTAGGTATATGTTGTTTTCCTTGAGCCATTTTATAACTCCGAAAGTACGGCTTGTTTGCCAGTAAATTGCTCCCAGCGAGCCACAATAACATCGCAATACTTAGGATCTAGTTCCATGCTTCTATTAACTCTGCCTGTTTTTTCGCAAGCAATTAAAGTTGAACCTGATCCACCAAATAAGTCGAGAATTATGTCTTGTTTTTTGCTTGAATTACCAATTGCTCGCTCTACTAATTTCACTGGCTTAGTTGTTGGATGTGCAACAAGAAAATTTCCTTTTTCATTAAATCTTTTGTTGTTTTCATCTCTAGAATTAAAAGAGCTTGACTTAGCATAATCCCAAACATTTGTCTCGGCTTTACAATTTAATTGACCATCGCCCTGTATAAATAGTATTGCCTCATATTTTCTATTGTACTTGTCATTTGAATAAAATGATGCAGAGTCTTTATTCCAAATTATTATTTCATCAACATTACCAAGTTGATTAAATTTAGACTCAAATTGATTGTGGTTCTTTATTTCATAGCAAACATAAACGCTACCTTTATTTACTGTAGATATGTTGCTTACAACTCCTTGTAATAAGCTATCAAAATCATCATCATTTAAATTGTCATTTTTAATAGTTCCAGTAAATTTCCCCTTGACGGAAACATTGTAAGGCGGGTCTGTAAAGACCATATCCGCTTTTTGACCAGCCATTAGCTTTTCTACGGCATCAATGCTAGTGCTATCACCGCACATAAGCCTATGGTTGCCCAGTATGTAAATGTCCCCTAGCTTGGTCTTTGGCTCTATTGGCGTGTCAGGTACGGCATCTTCATCTGTCAGCCCATCAACTATTTCAGGCTCTAACAGGGCATTTAGCTCTTTATCGTCAAACCCTAGCAATGTAAGGTCAAAGCCTTCATCTTCTAGGTCTTTTAACTCAATGGTTAGCATGGCGTTATCCCACCCAGCGTTTAATGCCAGCTTGTTGTCAGCAATGATGTAAGCCTTCTTTTGGCTATCAGTCATATCGGAGCAATCAATGGTAGGTACTTTGTCCAACCCTAGCTTTTGGGCGGCCATTAATCTGCCGTGACCTGCAATAATGCCTACCCCGTCTACCAATATAGGATTGCGAAAGCCAAACTCTTTAATGCTTGCGGCAATTTGAGCCACTTGTTCAGGGCTGTGGGTTCTGCTGTTCTTTGCGTAAGGAATTAGCTTGTTTACAGCAACTTCTTGAATTTTCATATTTAACCAAGTGGTTGATTAAGATAAGTTAATTCTACTACTATTTGACTTCTTTATCCAAGTCTTTAACTTTATTGGCAATAGCGGCTCTACGCTCTAAACGCAATCTAAGGTTCTTTTCGTAGGTAGATTCTTTATGCGGTCTAAGTAAAGCGTTTTCTTTAGGGTACTTGTGGTTCATGTGTTCCATTACATATCCTTCATCTTTTGACGAATCATGTCTTTTCTGTTTTGTGGCTTGGCAGTCTTGGCAGATTCTTTGAAATCTTTGGCAGTTGGGGCGTTTTTGCTTCCAACCTTGTTCATTTTCTCGCCCGAACCGTGTGCGATTCGTTCTTGTTTAGCGTGAATATTTGCGTATAGTCCGTTCTTCATTAACATTTCCACCTTGCTCTTGCCGCTTTTCCTCGTTCCCCATTCCATCCTGCTGACCTAGCACAGAAACTATCGTGCCGTGATCCGCTGGCTTGGGGTGCTTTTAAATTACTACCGTTCTTGGCATTATATTCTGCCCTACCTTTAGCCGTCATTCCTGCACCCTGATCTGTAGGTAGATAGTTCTTACCCTTACCTACTGTGGTCTTGGGAATGGGTTTATCGTGCTTTTCTACTGCGGCACGGATGTCATCCTTGCGGCTCATTTTTCTTCGATGTACTTACCGTAGGCTTCTTCTAGCTTGGCTTTGCGAGCACCTTTAGCGTATTCACGCTCGGTATTAAGAGCAATAGCAAGTGCCTGTTTTTTAGGCTTACCAGCTTTAACTTCTGCTTTAATGTTTTTGCCGACAGATTCGGCTGATCCTGATTTGTCCAACGGCATGATTAATCCTTAATCAAATGATTTTCTGTACATCAAACTTACGCCACCTTTACCCATAGGTTGCCCCATGAATTGTGATTTATTGGGGTAATAACCAGCAGAAATGCTTTGGTCAGGGCCACCATAGCTAACATCAACCCCGTTTATTACGGCAGGAATGTTGTATTGGTTGTTGGCAAATTTTTGTCCTGACACGCCAACATTCAAATTATTACCTGCTTCATTGGGGTCAAATTGATATCCCAATCGACCTTGCATAATAGTTCCAGCTTTACCTACATCCATAGCCCTACCGCCAACTTCTATGTTGCGTAACAAATCAGCAAGTTTTAATGCTTCACTTCCTTCACCTTCGGGCAAATTGTAAGATTGCGGCTTTAAATAATCCACAATTAACTCTTAAATTTCAGTAAATAGATGGTTGTATCAATCTCTTGGGCAATATTGTCAATAAGCTGGCAAATTTCTGTATCTGTTGGCAAGTCTGCCCGTGCTTCTTTTACAAATCTTTGCAAAGATTGTAGGTATGCCAGCGGTTCTTTTGGCTGGTGGTAGGTAGCAGGAAATTCGGTAATCTGCCCGTAGCAACCAAAATAGGCTTCGGCCAGTTGGTCGGTCAGTTCAATAATGTTCTCGTAAAACTTG